ATCACAGAGACAAAAGACAAGAAAGGTAAAGGTAGTGGCACCAAAGATGCCTGCTATCATAAGGTCAAGTCTCGTTATTCTGTGTGGCCTTCTGCATATGCTTCCGGAGCACTTGTAAAGTGTCGTAAGGTTGGTGCTTCTAACTGGGGAAATAAGTCAGAGTCTGTAGAGTATTCTGATTGGAGAAATGATTTTCAGGCAATGGAATATGAGTTCGTTGATATTATCAAACCAGAACCCATTAAAGGTGGACAAGAGCAGATTGATGAGGGACAAAAGTGTTGGAAAGGTTATGAGAAGAAAGGAACCAAAAAGATGTTTGGCAAAGTTGTAAATAATTGTGTGAAGAAGGAAGGATATGATGTTGGTGATGTTGATCAAAAAGTTGGTGCAGTAACTCCTATTCCCAAAGATGAGAGAGAAGCAGCAAAACAAAGATTACTTGCTAAGGCAAAAGCAAAACGTGAAAAAATGAAGGAAGAAGTTAAGATAGATGAAAGTCATAAGAATCCTGAAAGTGTTAAAAGTATTGCCAAAGAACTGGATAAGGCAGTCGAAATGCATAAGAGTCAAGCAAAGAGACTCAGAAAATCTGGTGTATCTGAAGAAAAAGAAGAATCTAAAGTCGGTGGTGGTAACTTAAAGAAACTTACGGCAAAAGCAGTAAGAAGAATTGATGCCGATGTAGATGGTGATATTGATAGTGTAGACATGAAATCTCCAGAAACTGGAGTATTTGTTCCTTCACCAGATGGAAAGAAAAAATTAAAACCAAAGGTAAGATTTGAACAATCTGATTGGAGAAATGAACTTGGAGAAGCAATTGATAAGTCTAAGATGAAGTGCAATTCACCAAAGGCACAGGCAGTTGGTGATTCGCAAACTGGAAAATCACATGTTGTTAAGGCATGTGAAGGTGGTAAAGAAAAAATTATTCGTTTTGGGCAAAGAGGAGTGAAAGGTTCTCCAAAAAAAGAAGGTGAGTCAAAAGAATATGCATCTCGTCGCAATAGATTTAAGACAAGACATGCTAAAAACATTTCCAAAGGAAAAATGTCTGCGGCATACTGGTCAAATAAGGTTAAATGGTAAAGAATATGAAAAACTTTAAACAATTTCTCTCAGAAAGTATCACCATAAATGGTGATTTTAATGGAACTCTAAATGTAGGAGGTTCAGAACCAGAACAAGCATCAGAGTCTTACTTTGCCGATGTAGTCTGGGAAGGTAAGATGTATCGTTTAGAAGTAGAAGGTAAGATACTTTCAAAGAAAGAACTTGCCGAACAAATTCAAGGAGAATATCCTGGAGCAATGGTACACAATGTATATCCAGGTGAGGTAAATACTTCAAGGATTAAAAATTCTCAAAGGTATCAACCTGAGAAATTATCGTGGAGTGATTGATGGGATTTAAAAATTACTTATGGGACGAAGCGTGGGAATTGAATGTTTCTCGTGACAAAGTTCGTGGTGCTTTTCATATCATCAAGTTTGGAGAAAATCTTGATATTGATGGTTCTATGGAAACTATCTGGGATGGTGGTGGATTATATACATATCTCACAACGGCAGCAGTAGTAACAGTCACTAGCACTGATGGTGATGATGCGGCCGCAGGAACTGGAGCAAGAACTGTAACTGTCGAAGGATTAGACTCAAACTACAATCAAGTATCAGAAACTTTAACCGTTGGTGGTGGTGCAGGTAGTGTAGAATTTTTTAGAGTATTTCGTGCCTTTGTTGCAGGTTCTGGTTCTAGTGGAACAAATGAAGGAACAATTTCAATTTCTTCTGGTGCAACAACATTAGCACAAATTCGTACTGTAGGATCTCCAACTTCAACAGGGTTGGGTCAGACATTTATGTCCATATATACTGTGCCTGCTGGATATACTGGATTCATTTATCAATGGAACATGTCAACTGCTAAATCAGATGGTGATATTTTCTTAGTTAAGAGAGGGCATAATGATAATGGAACATGGAGAACGCAAGACGTTATGCACACAAATCAAAACAGTATTGAACGTAATTATAAGTTTCCACTGAAGATTGAAGAAAAAAGTGATGTTGAAGTGAGGGCACTCTCTAATGTAAACAATATGAAGTGTGCCGCAACCTTCTGTATTTTATTAGTCCAAAATGAAAGTTAATAATTTATTATGAGTGACGTATATCTTGGTAATCCATTATTAAAGAAAGCAAATACTCCGATTGAGTTTACGGAGGAACAAATTATTGAGTTCCTCAAATGTAAACAAGATCCAGTTTATTTTGCAAACAACTATATTAAAATCGTTTCTCTTGATGAGGGTTTAACACAGTTTCATCCTTATCATTTTCAAGAAAAACTAATTAATAATTTTCACAATAACAGATTTAATATCTGTAAAATGCCACGTCAGACTGGTAAGTCTACTACTGTGGTATCATATCTCTTACACTATGCACTTTTTAATGATAGTGTAAATATTGGTATTCTGGCAAACAAAGCATCCACTGCTAGAGAATTGTTGGCAAGATTAGCAACTGCATTCGAAAACTTGCCAAAATGGATGCAACAAGGTATCCTAGTATGGAACAAAGGAAACATCGAGTTAGAAAATGGCAGTAAGATATTGGCAGCTTCTACGTCTGCAAGTGCTGTCCGAGGCATGTCGTTCAATATCCTCTTTCTCGACGAATTCGCATTCGTCCCTAATCACGTCGCTGACTCCTTCTTTGCATCTGTTTATCCTACTATTACTTCTGGTCAAAACACAAAGGTAATTATTGTATCCACACCACATGGTATGAATCACTTCTACCGTATGTGGCATGATGCAGAAAGAAATAAGAACCAATATATTCCCACAGAGGTTCACTGGTCGGAAGTTCCTGGTAGAGATGCCGCATGGAAAGATACTACAATTGCAAACACTTCTGAACAGCAGTTTAAGGTTGAGTTTGAATGTGAGTTCTTAGGTTCTGTTAATACTCTTATTAACCCAGCAAAACTCAAAACTTTAATATATGATGATCCGTTACAAAGAAATGCTGGATTAGATGTTTATGAAATGCCAATTGAAGAACATAATTATCTGATTACTGTTGATGTTGCTCGTGGTCTTGGTAATGATTACTCTGCGTTTGTTGTTTTTGATATTACAGAGTTTCCTTATAAAGTAGTTGCAAAATATAGAAATAATGAAATAAAACCAATGTTATTTCCAAACATCATATTTGATGTGGCAAAGGGATATAATGATTCTTGGTTATTGATTGAGGTGAATGATATTGGTGATCAAGTTGCTAGTATTCTCCAGTATGATTTGGAATATGAAAATATTCTTATGTGTGCCATGAGAGGACGCAATGGTCAAGTTGTTGGATCGGGATTTAGTGGAAAGAAATCACAACTTGGGGTCAGAACAACTGCAGCAGTGAAAAAGTTGGGATGTTCTAATCTCAAAACTCTTATTGAAGATGATAAATTAATCGCATCAGATTATGAAATCTTATCAGAACTAACTACTTTTGCACAAAAGGGAAATTCTTTTGAAGCAGAAGAAGGATGTAATGATGATTTGGCAATGTGTCTTGTAATATTCTCTTGGTTAGTAGCACAAGAATATTTCAAGGAGATGACAGATAATGATGTAAGAAAGAGAATATATGAAGAGCAGAAAAATCAAATTGATCAAGATATGGCACCATTTGGATTTATCGAAGATGGGATTAATATTGAAGCAAGTTTTGTAGATGATTCTGGAGATAGATGGTATGCAGATGAATATGGTGATATGTCTTATATGTGGGATTATAAGTAGTGTCTTTTGATGAAGATCAATATGAATTAGAACATTTATTATTTTTAGAAAGGAAATGTAGAGTTTGTGGAAATGTTAAAAGTTTGATGGATGATTTTTATTTGACTCGAAAGGGTAGAAAAACATTACCATCATCATATTCATATGAATGTAAAGAATGCACGAAAAAAAGAGTGATCAAATATAGAAAAGAAAATAGAGATAGACCAGATATACCATATTGTCCAGTTCCAAGAATAAAAGATATATATCCTGATTGGTAAAAGGTTCACGCATTGTTTCCCCACTAGAAATGCCCCTTTTCCTAAATATTTTTAGGTAAATTGGATGCGAGGAAAAAACAAGATGCCCCTAAATTTAGCATCTCCTGGTATTGTAGTAAGAGAAGTAGACTTAACTGTCGGTAGGGTTGATCCAACCTCCGGTGGCGTTGGTGCGATTGTTGCACCTTTCGCACAAGGTCCTGTTGATCTTCCCACAGTAATCGGAAGCGAGAAAGACTTATTAGATGTCTTCGGAAAACCATACGGAACAGATAAGCACTATGAGCACTGGTTAGTTGCTTCTTCTTATCTGGCAT